ATACAAAATCATCTTTGAAATCTGCGTACTCTAAAATATCTGCAACTCTATAAGTTAAAGCTTCAGATAAAGTTCTGAATACATACAATGCTCCATCAAGTATGTGTCGAGTAGCTACATTAGAATTCAAAGCAGCTAATTTTTGTAAACCAACCAAAGAGTTAGGGTCAGGAGTAGAAGCGTCTCTTGCTTCGTTTAATCCTGTAACCTGTCTAATCATTCCTAAATAATGATTATAATTAGCAATTAACATTTGAGCTTTACTAGCTCCTGAACTACTAGCTATTTCTTTTATTGGAACTCTAGCTTGGTTAAAGTCACCATCCTGTGTGTAGCTTCTACCTATAACAGAACCGGTTTGAAAATATAACCTCAATGCATCTTCAGGATTATAAGCATTACCTGTTCCAAGGTCAACCTCATTTAATCCATCCGCATCAATATAAACTCCGTCAGGTACAGTTCTAGCAATTACTTGTTGTAGTTTTAAATGAGTTACTTGTATTAAGTCGGCAAACGGAATCATTCTTCTAACTAAAGATTCTATTACTCCTTTATACATTCTAGGTGCAACAGCTACATAGTTAGGCATAGCGTGTTGAGATGCTGATTTTGGTCTTACCATATTTGTGGCTAACTCCCACTTTAATAATATATTAGTACCCATAACCATTATACCATTATACCATACGTCAATAGTTTTTTCTATCTTCTCAAAGTTTGCTTCCTCCATAATTTCTACAGGTGGATTGAATTGGTCATCTTTTTCTATAACCTTGCTTCCTCCTGTTTCCATTATTTTTTTCTTATATACTATTTTTTTTGTAGTCTTATAATTAAAATAAAGTAAAGTGCACGTATCTCTATAGAACATATCATTTTCATAATACTGAGCTACGTTGTAGTAATCATACCAATTTTGACTATACTTACTTATTTCCTCTAAATCTTTATTTGTCAAATCAGGGTCTATCTTCATTAACTCTATAATAGGAAGCGTCTTAACTTCTCCCCAATAAAAACAATCTTTAAAGTGTGGGTCTTCCGTATAACTATATACTATATTTGCAGGGTCTACATATTTAATTTCTACTCCTGAGCCGGGTAAAAATTCGTGTTTAGCTACAGCGATACCTAAAACAGTTAAGTCATAGTCTAATCTTTTTCTTAAATCTATATAATGATTTTCTTCGAATAAAGTATTAATAGCTTCTTCTTCGGCTATCTCTATTGAAGGCTTGTAGTTAAGTTGCATATATAAAGACAACTCTTCATCTGTTGCGGGGAGTTCTTCAGGAGATACTGTAAAAGGGTCATAACCTGATTGTTTCTGTACGTCCAAGAGAAAATCCTTTGAGACCATTTGTGCCTCAACCATATCTTGATACTTACTTCTTTTTGCTTGTGACATTGCATCTTGTGCATATGCCTTTACTTTGAATAATCTGTCCGACATTCCGTTGACAACTATATCCACAAACTTAGGAATGACAGGCACCGGAGTCCAATCTAAGTTTAAATAACTTAGGTCACCGTCCACGGCTAATTCATTCTTATATTTTGCGACTGACTGCTCACCCCTTGCATAAAGTCGCAATCTGTGAAATTGACGGAATTGGTCGTAAAACCTACAACTCATTCCATCCCTACGAAACCATTCATACTGTATAGCTTGACCTATTTGTAAGCCGTACTCATCAGTTTCTTTTTCTGCGTCAGATACAAATTGACTTGGGAAAGCTGCAGATTTTATATTTACCTTTACATCTTTCATCTAATTATTTCACTTTGTATGCCGGTATTAGTATACCTTGCAAAGTTAAGTTTTATTTTTGACTCTTTTCTTTCAGGAGTATATAAATGCTTCTGACAAGCCATTATAGCTAATCCCGAACTAATACTTGCATCAAACTTAGTTCGGTTGTTTATATCAAACTTTGCCCAATCCAATAATGTTCTATTAAAAGGCATAGTTCCCATCTCTCCTTCGCTTCTAAATATCTCTTCAAAATCTATTCCTATATACTTTTCTATATATGATTCCAATGCTGCTGCGTGAGATTGTTTTACCTCCTCGCTTGTATTAGGAATCCCACCTAATTCTTTTTCTGTTTTAGAAAGTCTATTAAAATTCTTATCCGGTCTATTTAAACAATATTTTCTGTAACCTCTGTTTTTAAAATGATACAATAATCTAGGTTTATTATTTTCTATTAATATAGGCATTCCATAAAATACACAAGCCATAAGTACATCCTCAAAGAATATCTCAGCAGTCTGTGGTCTTGCAATATACTCTAAAAAAAATTCATTGCTTGGAGCATCATCCATATTAAACTTGGTCAAACCGTGTAAAGCTCCATTAGAACCCCCACCTCCAACTACTCCTGATATATCATAGCTATCGCATCCAAACGCACCTAGATGTTCATTGCCCGGAATCTTAATTCCATTTCTTTCGTGAGCGTGATTTTGAATATTACTTGAGGGTAACCACGAAATATTAAATCTTCCTTTATTGTCAGGAACCCAAATTACTTTAGAGTCTTTAACTCCATTTTCCCAAACAAATTTTCCTTTTGTTATATGATGGTCTTTAATCATAGATTCATTATAATCTATTTGTTGGTATAACTTACTCAGATTAAATATAGAAGATTTACTTTCATCTCTAAATGCGTGAGCAGTTGTTCTAGGAAACTGTCTGTAAAATTCATTTAGATTATCAGCATCTCCTTTTAACGATTCAACTTCACCCTCCCAATACTTGATTGCACTTGTATAGATTGGTTCACCGTCTACTCCTTCAGCTTCCACTTTAGGGACTTCCAATACAGGCATTCCATACCGGTCAATAAAACCTTCCATATTCCATTCCATTGGAATAAATAAGTTATATAGTCCACTCTTAGTTTGTCCATTAGCGTTTCTATTACTTACATCGGAATCATCATAAAGTTTTTTAAAATTATTTCCACCTTTATCTAAAGCATTAGAAGTAGAACCCATCATACATTTACCAATTACTTTACTACCCAACCTTAAGCAGGTTTTAGTTACATTCCAATTGTTTAAAATATTATTAGGCTTAACCCATTTCCCACTCTCATCGTGAACTAAAAGTAAAAGCTTTTCTCCATCATAAGAGTTATCGTCAGTATTTTTCCAATCAATAGTGGTATCTAAACCTTCCATATCATCCTCAAAAACTTCATGCATATTTTTCTTAGTAATCTTGGAAGCAGGAACCCTAAAAGCTAATTCTGTTTTAGGCTTATCCATACCATCCATAATAGGTTTAAAAAAGAATGGGAGTCTACTATTTATGGGAACAACCTTATCGGTAAACATCTTTTTAGCATCGGCACCTGTTTTAGATAGGATTCCTATTCTTGAATCTTTTGCAAGTGTGGCAGTATTTATACATTCTGAAGAACCCATAAATGAAAATCCTGAACGTCTAATTTTTAAATATATCATTCCATAGCTTCTTGAGTCAGCTTTACAAGCTTCCCAAAAAATAAAGAATGCTCTATTAGCTTCTCTGTAGTCAGGATATCCTACATCTATTTTTGTCCATTGAAGATACATATAATGTGAACCTGTTATATAAGTTGGCTTACCTCTATTCATAAACCAAAAGCCTTGTTCTCTATAATCAAACTCCGTTTCTATATAATCAATATATTTATCCTTAAATGTATTTGGCATATCATTCCATTGGAATATGGATTTAATTCTTTCTAGATTTTTAGGCAACTCTTTTCTTTGCCAATACTGTTTCAACTTGCTTTCGTTTCTAGAATAAATATTTTTGGGAGATTTAGGAAGTCCAATTTTTAAATTAGATATTTCAACCACTTTATCTATTTGACCTGATTTAGATATAACTACTATATCATATTTCTTATTATAACCATATACCCAACTTCTTGCCCTATTTTTATTGGACAAAACATTTTTTGGTATACAGTTTTTAATTTCTTTAATCATCTAGACCTTCGTTCAGCAAATCCTTGTTTAGTTGTTGGCTTACCCTCACTCATTTCTATTGCTTCTTTTTCTCCTTCTATTTTAGATAGTATCTCAAAAGCATCCATAATACAAAGTTTTTTTGTTGCTGCTGCATTTTTTAATCTATCTGCAGCTAGGTCGTCATCTAAATCGGGTTTAATAATATCTTCCTTTGCAACCTTTATAAGTTGTTCAACAGCTCTATATCCTGCTTGAATTATTTTTAATTTAGTTTCTTTGAGGTTCATAGGCTATAATATTTTTGGAACGAATTCTATAAAGTTTATTTTCATCAACCCTAAATGAATATTCTGAGTCAGGCATAAAAGTTACTATATCTCCTATCTTGATTCCTTTTAACTCAATCGAAGGACAGGTGTATTTCATTATACCCATTAAGGGTTCGTGTGTAAATGGTTTATATATATATGTTTTGGTTTTAGGTAAAGGTGCTACAAAACAAAAAGGCTCAATAGCAAACCATTGAGTAATTTTTTTATACATATAATATTGTGTGTCATCTACAAAAAACTGATTGTCTTGAAAAAAACTTTTTCCACTTTGCCTTCTTCCATACATATCATTATAATATTTAAAGACATTATGATGAACCAAAATGGTATCTCCTTCTTCTATGGGTCCGTTATAATTTAAAGGGGTTGATAATACTACAGCTTCTCTATTTGAAAACTCTGCAGATTCTTCGGAAGTATTGATTATTAACTCTAATCCTTCAACATTTTTTACATTATCATACCTTCGCTCATTGGCAGGTACAACTATAAATTGATTTGGTGACTTCATTATTCATTTGATTAAAATTGTATATTAAATTCTAAAGTAACAGGCATTGTGGAATTAAATTGTTTCCACAACAAAACCTCTTGCTCATCCGTATCTTCTATATAAATTTGATAAGCATCTTCCTCTACACTATATTTTATTAAATGAATTATGTGTCTACCATTTAGAACAGACTGTCCAACTAGATAGTGCATTCCTCCTGACTTGTAGTCAGGACCTATAGAAATTTTTCTTATTTGCATTTTATTAAACTGTTTCCTCGAATAAAAAGGAAATTGCTAACTCACCATCTACCGGTGTTACAGAACCTGATTCTTGTCCTATTACGCCAATATTTGTAAATTGAGGTATTATAATATTTTCATTAGCTAAATCAACTTGACCCGAAGGGTATGTGCCGCTATTATTATTATCTAAACCAAACAGAGCTCCGCTAGTATTTATAGCTGTCCAATTAGCAACAGTAGCAGAGTCACCATCGTTTACACGCCCAATATCAAAACGTACTGAATCACCCACATTACTAAAGGTAAGTGGTTGGTCTCCTGTGTAAACATAACTAACTTGCATTAGCTTGTATTTTCTTAAAGTCCTAATTAAAGGAATCTGACTGTCAGGAGTTACGTTAGATGTCCACTCCATATAATCATATCCAACAGGACTTGTTGTCTGTGAACCTAAATTATTAATCAATCCATTCATAACAGTATATCCGACACCTATTGATTGAGATAACGCAGCAATAGATTCAAGAGTTACATTTTTTGTAGCATCTTGGGGATTGCCATTTACTTGAGTAATAATTACTTTATCTCCGGCTACCGGTGTTACTAGGGGATATTGATTAATCTTTGACATCTTGATGTTGTTTTACTGTTCCTGTATTCATATTAATAATAGAGTCCTTACCATACTTTTGAATAAGTTTATCTTCCATATTTCTAAACTCTGACTGCAGAGTAGATACTTGTTCGTATAAACTTTTTTTCTGAAGTTCTAAATCTCCAATTGCTAGTTTAAACTTATCTAATGTAAGCTTTGCTTCCTTTAACTCCTTAAGCTCTTCTTCTGTTAATTTTATTTCTTTACTCATTTAATTATATTTAATTTATACAAAGATACTATTTTTTATTTTGCTTTATCTTTTCAAAACTACGCCCTCCAAAATAAGCTGAGATGACAGTAATTAAAGTTAGCTGCAAAAGGTCTGTCCACTTATCCTCTACGTCAAATGTTATCATCCCTGCATCTATAAATATCATTACTACAGTTGATATCACTAGAAACAATAATATTATGGGTCTTACGTTTTGAGTTAAGAAAGAAGCTGAGTTGTCAGATACCCATCTGTCTGTTATATTTTTTTCCATATCCGCCTCATACTTCATAAAGAGCTCAGTCATCTCTTTTTCAAAAGCGTCTTTTTCTTCTTTTGTTTGTACAAATTTATCTACTATTCCTGATAGACCTTCTGCTACACTAGTGGCAGCACCACCAAATATTTTTCCCAATAATTCTTTCATAAGTTCTCGTATTCTTTTGTTGCATCAAAACTAGGACAAGCTTTATTTGCAAAGTCTCTATGTCCGTGAATGATTGCTTTAGGTTGTAATAACTTTAAAAAATATAATAAATATTCTAAAGATTCTTTTTGTTTTTGAGTTCGTGTGTCTTTAGGAGTTTTGCCATCTTTTTCTACTCCACCGATATAGCATACGCCCCAAGATTTACAATTCAAACCCTTTGTGTGTGCCCCACACTCTTCTATTTTTCTTCCTGTTTCAATTGTGCCATCCATCAACACAATAAAATGATATCCGCACCCTCGCCATCCTCTAGCCTTGTGCCATCTATCAATTACCTCTGTGTTAACAGAATCATCTCCTTCTCTTGTTGCGGAGCAATGTACTATTATTTTTTCTATTTGTTCTGTATTCATCTACCTTGTCCTCTATATTTTTTTTTTGTATCC